AGCACGACGTCGCCGACCCGGACTTCATGCACAGGCACTCGTTGACGGACGCCATCGCGATCCCTGGCATGTGGTCCTCGAAGGCCGCCCCAGGATTGCCGGACGCGGATCTCACCAAGACGATCCTCGCCAGCGCTGAAGGTGCCTTGGTTGAGCTTGGCGCGAAGCTACGGCTGAAGAACGACACGTCGGACCTGCGAGCCGAATTGGACAAGTTGTGGGACGCTGTGATCGACATCCGTACCAGCCTCTACAACGATTTCACGGCACTTTCGCTCGCTGTCACCGGAGATGCCTCATTCCTCCTCGGCACGGTGGCATCGGCGACGCTGTCGGCGACCGAGAGTCAGTTGAAGATTCCTGACCTGAACCTCAAAAAAGCGGCCCTCGCGGAGCTTCTCACATGACCCCGGCACTCGCACTCGACGAACTGAACCACGACATCTACGTGGATCCGACGACACACCGGCTTGTACGACTGACCGACTTCGCGGCGATCGTCGCGCAGAGGATCAAGTGCCGTTTTCTGACGGTGCTTGGCGAATGGTATCAGGACCCGACGATCGGTGTTCCGTTGTTCGACCAGGTCCTGGTGAAGAACCCTGATCTGATCGCACTGAAGCATCTTTTCACCTCGGTGGCGTCCGGTGTTCCCGGCGTGGCTTCGGTGGACTCCATGAACCTTTCCTTCGACTCGGCGGCGCGGAAGCTGTCGATTCAGTTCGCGGCCACTGCCTCTGATGGCACGACCGCTACAGGGAGCCTGTGATGGGAACTTACGTGACTGCGAACGGTTTCCAGGGCCGCAACCTGCAACAGATCAAGACCTCCCTGCAGGCAGGGTTCCGGGGTATCTTCGGGGCGGATTACGACCTGTCGGAAGACGGACCAGACGGCCAGGTCATCGGGCAACTCTCCAGCGGCCTCGCGGATGCTTGGGAAGGTATCCAGGAGGTCTACAGCTCCTTTGACCCAGCGGCGGCCATCGGAGCCGCCCTGGACCGAATCTGCGCCTACTCGGCGGTCTCGAGGATCTCGGCAGCGGCGACCTCGGTGGACGCCATGCTCTACACGGACGCCACGAACCTGGGCGTCGTCATCCCTCCTGGCAGCGAGGCGCGTCGTGTGCGCGGCGCCCTGGTATTCTCCCTATCCGGGGCCGTTACCATCGCGACCGCCTCCTGCCAGGACCTCTACATCGGATTCGCCTCCGCCCCGGCCCCAGGGGCCTCCCTGACGCTCACCACAACCTTCGGGACCTTCACCGCGACGGTGGACGGTGGCGGGAGCATGGTGAACGCCCTGGTGGCACTCGCCAACGCGATCAACGCGAATACCTGGGCCACGGTGCCTGTAGCGGGCGCGGTCGGCGTCGCGCAGGTGTGGAACGCCGGAGTGCTGGTGAATCCCACGTCCGACACCATCGGCGGCCTGCAGGACTCCACGGACCTCCTGTTGCGCATCGTGCATCCGACCTTCGCTTTCGGCGTGACGGTCGGCACCTGGAAGGTCTTCAAGTGCGGTTCACAGGGCACCTTCGTCTGCTCGTCCACGGGGCCGAACACCGCGGGGCCGGGCGAGCTCTCCGCCATCGTCACCCCGCAGACCGGCTGGGTTGGAGTGGTGAACCTGCTTCAGGGATCAACCGGGCGCGCGACGGAGACGGACGAAGAACTGCGTATCCGACGCACGGCCGAGCAGGGACAGGGGTACGCGACGGAGCGCGCGATCCTGAAGTCGGTGAATGACAACGTCGTCGGTGTGTCCTCGGTCAGCGTCATCAGCAACCGCGGCGACACGACGGACTCCTCGGGACGTCCGCCGCACTCGGTCGCCGTCAACGTGATTGGCGGCGACGTCACGCAGATCGCGAACGCCATCTGGTTGGCAGTCGGTGCGGGCATCCAGACCACCGGCGCCACCAGTGTCAATATCACGGATAGCCAAGGGTTTCCGCAGACGGTCTCGTTCACCAGGCCTTCCATGAAGGTCGTGTGGGTCAAGGTCACCTTCTCCCTCTACGCGGAGGAGGCGTTTCCCCCGGCAGGTACGGCGGACATCGTCGCTGCCGTGGTCGCCTGGTGCGCCGCGAACTTGACAACCGGCAAGGACGTGATCGGTGGAAGGATCGCGGGCGCGGTGTACGCAGCGGTCCCAGGCATCGGGCCCATGACGGTCACGGTGAGCGACGACGGCGCGACCTACGTTCCGACCTACGTCATCGACAGCGGCCACTACGCCTTCGTCGACGCCGACCACGTTTCGACGGTGCTGGTCTGATGGCGGAGCCTCTGACACCGATTGCCGACGTGGCCGGTGGCCTATACACCACCACGCTCGAGCAGTACAAGTTCTGTCGGCAGGATGGCTCGCAGAGCAACATCGTCAGGATCATCCAACTCCTGGCGGCCGAGCTTCAGTTGATGGAAACGGCGCTTCAGGAAGTTATGACAGCTTTTGACATCACGACGGCAGTTGGCGCGCAACTCGATGTCCTTGGAAGGATCGCCAACGTGGCGCGCGCAGGAGCGGTCGACTCGGTGTACCGGCCCCTGGTGGCCGCTGGCCTTTCCGCGGCATTGTCCGGAACAGCCGAGCAGGTCATGGCCCAGGTGCTCGCCGATGGGCACACCTCTGTGCAGTACATCCCGGTGTGGCCCGCGAAGTTCAGTCTTGTCGTGGATGGGGACAGCGTCGTTGATGCCGGTCTCGCAGCCTTCATCGCGACGATCTCCCCGGCCGGAGTCGGAGGTGGTCTGGCCTCGGGGCTTGCGCTCGAGGATTCGGTCGCAGATTTGCTGTTGACCGAAGCGGGCGATTGGATCATTTTGTAGCAGGGAGCAAGAATCATGACAACTGGAACCAAGCTGTCCGCAGTCAGGGCCTCCGCCCCCGCAGGCACCATCGTGCCGAGCACCGACCTGTTGTACCTGCTTCAGCCTGCGCAGTCCCCACCTTCCAGGGCGGTGATGGTATCGGAGTTGCTGGTGGCGCCATATGCAGCACTTGCCGGTGAGGCCACGACACGCGCCGCCGCAGACACGGCAGAGACGAACCGGGCGATTGCGGCGGAGGCGCTGCTGGCTTCGGCATCGGCACTCTCCTCCGAGGCCACCACGAGGGCGGCGGCAGATACGGCACTCTCCACCACCATCTCCGGGCTCTCGGAGAAGGAGTCCTACACACTCGGGTACTCATCCAATACACTACTGGCAGCAGTCGGCGCTGATGGCGGGGGCCTTGACCACGTCGAGGGGGGTGGAACTGTTACAGTGGCTAAGTTGGCCCCGAAGATGTACGCGCTGACGGTCAATGCAGTGATTGATGCGTGCCCATATTCGGCGATCCCTAAGCGCTGGAGGCTCGGGATCAACACAGCATCCCTTGGGTACGCCTTCGCACGGATGTTGAGCGCATTCGTGTCGGCGGGGGGCTACGCCGTGCCGCATATAGTGCAGGTAGGGTTCACCAACGCCCTCGATGCCGCCACGACCTTTATCCCATGCCAGTTGACCATCGACACCACAGGCACGCAGATCATCAATGGACCATCCACGCACGTGTGGTGGATCGACATCAATCCGCTTGCCACGACCACAGCTGGCAACTTCCCAAACGCGCAGGGCCGGTTCACCCTTTCCGAAATTTTGGTGGCACCATGAAGTACCTAAAACTCCTGCTGCTGGCACTCGTCGCTTCCCTGGCATCGTCACCCACGGGAGTCGGCACCTTCCTGCTCAAGCGCGGAACCGTCGGCGGTCCTGTAGACCTCGTCTACTTCGACTCCGCCTGGTTCGTGGGCACCGGACTTCGCCTCAGCAACGACACGCTCTACCTGGCCACCTCCGGCGTCACGCCGGGCACCTATGGTGATGCCACCCACGTCGGACGGTTCACGGTGGATTCGTTCGGGCGCATCACGACGGCGTCTTCCGTGGCCATCACGGGAGGCGGAGGTGGTGGAGGCGTCTCTTCGGTCAACGTGACCTTTCCCAGTTCCGTGTTCACGGTCACAGGGGGTCCGATCACGACCTCAGGAACCATCGCCGCTAGCTTCTCCTCACAGGCTGCGAACCAGGTCTTCGCATCCCCGAATGGGGCGAGCGGCGTGCCCAGCTTCCGAGCGTTCCTGCCTGGGGACATCTCGTTCCTGACGGATTCAATTTCCTCGGCGCGGGCGTACACGTTGGCTCGGATCCATGATTCCCTGGTTGCGGAGCGGCATTTCGATTCGCTTGTGGCCACTGCCCTCATCGGCGACTCCCTCGCCGCGAACAATCATGGATGGGCCCGCACCAGTGCCCTCCACGACACAGCGGACACGTTGCGCCAGCGGATCAAGGACACCTCCACCACCCTCCGGACGCTCATCGGGACCAAGGAGCCC